TTTTTTATCTTACGCGTAACATCATCCGTTGCATCAGCTTGTCCTTGTTCATAAAAGAACTTAGCAAACTTTTCAGGGTTCATTGCCATAGCTAACGATTTATGATATCCCTCTGCGTCTTTCATTAAACCATTCTCATCTAAAAACTTATTAATAAAGTTTTGTGGTGTTGAATGATTCTTTTTAATCTCGCTTAGATTACCGGGAGAAAATGAAAATTTCTTGTCGTTTATGTTGAAATCAAAACCTTTGAAATCATCGTTCAAAACTTCATTTGTCTTTTGGTCGAACCATTCTCGCTTACGCTTGTTTGATTCCTCAATAGTCGCTGCTTCCTTTGTGTATTGTTTGTATGCCTCGAATACTTCCTTTTCTTCATCCGGAACATCTAAACCTCTTGACTCAAGGGGTGCAGAGTATTGTTCTTTCTGTTCATTGAAGTATTTCTTAGCTTCTCCAATAGCCTTTTTCTTTGCAATCTTTGTTTTCTTAATAAAAGAATCATCATCTAAATCTTCATCGAAATAATAATCTTCCATTAATGCATCTATATCATCTGAATCCAAATCTGAATTTGTAGAATGTAGATATTGCTTTAATAGGTCATCAGAATCCATATTGTCAAAATCCTTATTTAACTTTATGTAATCTTCAAACCCTCTTCCTGTGTCCTTCTTATATTTCATATAAGCAGCAACATCGGAAGGAATTTCTTCTGTGATATTTCTTTCAGCCATTAATTCATCAAATGAATTAATTTCTTTATTATATCTTTTCCCAATATATGAAAGAACTCTTTCTTCGCTTAATTCATCTTCAGGTTCAAATTCCTGCTCTTGTTCTTGCTCTTGCGGCTCAAAATTATTATTTGTCGATAATGATTCTTCGTGCCTTGCAAGTAATTCTTCTTCTATTTGAGCAACACTTTTTTCTTCTCCTTCTAGTAATTTAACTTTCATTTCCATTTTATTTGATTTTATTTTTTACAAAGTTATATAAAAAAATTTAATATTTTAACGAGGTGAAAATTCCCCCATATCAAACCCATCTAAACTATCCTCATTTGACTCAAAAGTCATAGGTCTACCTTGAGGAACATTAAATCCGTCTAAGTCATCTTCACTATTTTGGAAATCTATAGGGGATAGATTATTCTTTCTTTGATTTATTAGTTTTGATTGTTCAGTATTTTGTTGGCTTATTCTTTTTGCTTTAGCATCTTCTCTCTCATTCTCTCTAGCCTTCAAGTTGTTTTGCTGTAAGCCACCTAATTGCATATTGTAATCAAACTCTACTGCCATCAATTCTTTTTTGAGTTGAGCTTCTGCTGTTAATTGCTGAATACTAAACTGAACCTCTGCTTGCTTTAATTTTAACTTAGCATCAGATTCCATTTGTATTTTTTGCATAGCAGTTTGCATCGCTAATTCTTGAGACTTTAATTGCTGCTGTGCTTGCATTGCTTGCATCTGCATTTTATTTTGGTCTTCTCTATCTTGCTTCTGACTTCTCTTCATCTTCAACAGTTGATTTGCAAGTTTGAGATTTCTCAATTCTCGAATATCAATAGCATCTTCAAGATTTATATCACCTTTAGATAAAGCCATTTGTATGTTTGCTTCAAGCTGTGCTTTTTGTTCTTCATCAGGAGACACTTCAATAAAAATTCCAAAGTCATAAATATATAAATCAGAAATATCATTTAATATTGATACATTATACTTTCCAATTTTATTTGCAAAATCATCTTTAAAATCAGCATACTCTAATATATCTCCTACTCTATAAGTTAATGCTTCTGCTAAACTTCTATAGATATATAGACCACCTTCAAGTATATGTCTTGTTGCTGTATTTGAATTTAATGCCGCTAATTTTTGAACACCTACTAATGAATTAGGGTCAGGCGTACTTCCATCTCTTGCTTCATTCAATCCTGTTACAGACCTAATCATGTCCATATAATGGTTGTAATTAGATATTAACATTTGGGTTTTGCTCAATCCTGAATTTGAAGTTAATTGAGTAATAGGAACTTTTGCATTGTTAAAGTCACCCTCTTGAGTGTAACTTCTTCCAATAACACTACCTGTTTGAAAATACAGTCTTAATGCATCTTCAGGGTTGTATGCAGCACCTGTACCCAAGTCTACTTCATTTAATCCGTCAGCGTCAATAAAAACACCATCAGGGACAACTCTTGCAATTACTTGCTGTAACTTTAAGTGCGTTATTTGTATTAGGTCAGTAAATGGTATCATTCGTCTAACTAAAGACTCTATGTTACCCTTATACATTCTTGGAGCGTTAGCAACGTAATTTGGTAGTGCATGTTGAGATGATGATTTAGGGCGAACCATATTTTGAGCCATCTCCCACTTAATGAGAATATTTGTTCCCATAACCATTATACCATCATACCAAACATCAATGGTTTTTTCAATTTTAACAAAATTGTTTTCCTCCATCATTTCAGTAGGAGGATTAAAGGTGTCATCTTTTTCAATAACTCTTGAGCCACCGCCTTCAAGCAATTTCTTTTTATATACTACTTTCTTTGTTGTTTTATAATTAAAATAAAGTAGCGTACAAGTATCTTGAGAAAATAAACTATTCTCGTAAAATTGAGATACATTATAATAGTCATACCAACCTTGACTACTTTTAGATATTTTCTCTAACTCTTCTTTTTTTAATGTAGGTTTAATCTTTAATAATTCTGTAATTGGAAGTGTTTTAATTTCACCCCAATAAAAACAATCATCAAAAGTTGGTGACTCAGTATAACTGTAAACAACATTAGCAGGGTCTACATATGAAACACATACACCTGAACCTAAAAGAAATTCGTGTTTTGCTATACCAATGCCTATTACTGTTAAGTCATAGTCTATTCTTTTTCTAGTGTCTTGGTAATGGTTTTCATCAAAGATTGTATTAATAGCTTCTTCTTCAGCAATTTCAATAGCAGGTTTGTAATTTAACTGCATATAAAGCATTAACTCCTCGTCTGATTTAGGTAAATCTTCAGGGGGCATAATAAATGGATTGACTCCTGTTTTTTGTTGAATAACTTCAAGTGGAGCTTTTGCTACCATTTGTCCTTCAACCATGTCTTGGAATCTACTTCTTTTTTGTTGCGACATTGCGTCTTGAGAATATGCCTTAACTTTAAATAGTCTATCTGACATACCATTAACTACAATATCTACAAACTTTGGAAGAATAGGAACAGGTGTCCAATCTAAATTTAGGTAAGACAAGTCACCATCAATCGCTAATTCATTTTTGTATTTTGCAATAGACTGTTCTCCACGAGCATACAGTCTGAGTCTATGGAAATCTCTCCATTGACTATAAAATCTACAAGACCCGCCATCCTTTCTAAACCATTCATATTGAATAGCTTGTCCAACTTGAAGGCCAAATTTTTCTGTTGCTTTTTCGCTGTCTGTTGCTAACTGACTTGGGAATGAAGCAGATGTTATGTCTATTATCGTATCTTTCATTCAATTAATTGACTTGTATTTCCATCATTACTATATCTTGCAAAGTTAATGCTAATTTTTGATTCTTTTTTCTCCGGTATGTATATATGTTTTTGATTAGCCATTATAGCTAATCCCGAGCTAATTGAAGCGTCAAACTTAGTCCTGTCGTTTATATCAAATTTAGCCCAATCTTCTAGTGTTCTTGTAAAAGGCATTGTGCCTATTTCATCTGAATCCCTGTAGTTACCTGCTAAGTCCATTCCTATAAATTTCTCTATATAGGACTCAATAGCAGACGCGTGTGATTGCTTTACATCTTCAGATGAGTTTGGTATACCACCTAGTTCACGTTCTGTCTTAGACAGCTTGTTATACAACTTGTCAGGCCTGTTCAAACAAAACCCCCTATATCCTCTATTTTTAAAATGATATAGTAGCCTTGGCTTATTGTTTTCTATTAGTATAGGCATACCATAAAAAATACAAGCCATTAGTACTTCTTCAAAAAATATTTCCGCAGTTTGCGGTCTTGCAATATACTCTAAAAAAAATTCATTTACAGGAGCTTCATCCATGTGGAATTTTGTCATTCCATGTAACGATCCGTTTGAACCTCTACCACCTACCACGGCAGATATGTCATATGAGTCACATCCAAATGACCCCATGTGTTCATTGCCGGGATGAGAAGTTCCATTTCTATTGTATACATTGTTCTGTATTGATTTGCTTGGAATCCAACTCACAGAAAATCTTCCCCTTGAGTCAGGTGTCCATACAACCTTTGAGTCTTGTACACCATCTCTCCAATGAAAGCTGCCACGAGTGGTATGGTGTTCCCTTATTGTTGAATCATTGTAGTCAATTTGCTGATATATCTTTGTTAGATTAAATATTGATTGTTTGCTTTCATCCCTAAAAGCGTGTGATTCTGTTCTTGGAAACTGACGATAAAATTCATTTAATGCGTCAGCATCACTCTTTAATGAATCAACTTCCGCTTCCCAATAATCAATAGCACCATTCTTTATTAATATCTTATCTACTCCTAGTATTGGTTCTTCAGGAGCATTAAATACAGGCATACCATACAAGTCAATGAATCCCTCCATATTCCATTCCATAGGAATGAACAATGAGTATAGTCCACTTTTAGTTTGCCCGTTTGCATTTCTATGTAGTACCGAAGAGTCTTCATAGATATCTTTAAAGTTACTACCACCCTTTGACAAAGCATTTGAGGTTGAACCCATCATGCACTTACCAATAATCTTAGAACCCAATCTAAGACAAGTTTTAGTTACTCGCCAATTTTCTTTAATGTTGTTTGGTCGTAGCCATTTTCCACTCTCGTCATGAGCTAAGAACAATAGCTTTTCTCCGTCATAAGAGTTGTCTTCTGTATTCTTCCAATCTATTGATGTGTCTAGTCCCTCAATGGTATCTTCCTCAGAATTATACATGTTCTTTTTTGTAATCTTAGATGCAGGTATACGGAAAGACAACTCAGTTTTTGGTTTGTCCATACCATCCATAATAGGCTTAAAGAAAAATGGAAGCCTACTATTAATTGGAACAACTTTGTCTGTAAACATTTTTTTAGCATCCGCTCCTGTTTTAGATAGTATTCCAACCCTTGAATCTCTTGCAAGAGTACCAACATTTATACATTCAGAAGATGCCATAAAAGAAAATCCTGAACGTCTTATCTTTAAGTATATCATTCCAAACGACCTATTGTCGGCACGACATGCCTCCCAATAAATCCAATATATCCTATTCGCTTCTCTAAAGTCAGGGTATCCAACGTCAATACTTGCCCATTGTAAGTACATATAATGAGAACCTGTAATATATGTTGGCTCTCCATTATTCATAAACCAAAAGCCACGCTCTCTATAATCAAATTCATTCTCAATGTAATCTACCAATCTATCTTTAAATTGTGATGGCATTTCATTCCAATGGAAAATTGATTGTATCTTTGACAGCTCTCTTGGTAAGTCTTCTCTCTGCCAATACTGTTCAGATTTTTTATCGCTTCTTTTATATACCTTCTCGGGAACAGGAGGGAGTCCTATATTTAACCCTGATATATTTACTATTTGACCTACCTGTCCATTTTTAGATATAACAACTATGTCGTATTTGTCATCATAGCCATATATCCAAGACCTTGCCCTATTTTTATTGGACAGTATAGATGGTGATACAAAATCTTTTTGTATACTATATAAGTTATTTTGAACGTCTTTCCGCAAACCCTTGTTTAGTATCTGTTTTACTTATTCCCTTTTCTAAATGCTCAAGACCTTCTCTTTCTAGCTCTATTCTATTTAATATCTCAAAAGCATCAAATATCGCTAACTTTTTTGTCATAGCAGCGTTCTTTAATCTATCTGCAGCCAACTCGTCATCAGAATCTTTTTTAATAATATTTTCTTCTGCGACTTTTATTAACTGCTCAACTGCCTTGTGACCTGCTGCAATAATTTTTAGCTTTATTTCTTTTGTGTCCATTAATTTAATTTCATTGTTATTTGATTGTCTATTATCCTGTACATTTTTACATCGTCAACAGTAAACTCATATTCGCTGTCGGGAGAAAAGCATACTACATCTCCCTTGTTTATTCCTTTACTAATTAGATAATCATTTGGATACAACATCTCACCCATTAAAGGCTCATCGCTAAATGGTTTCTTTATATAAGAATCAATAGCATCTATTGGTTTAACAAAACAATACTTGTCGTAAGAATGCCATGTGTCATCCTTTTTATACATATAGAATTGGTCGGGTTCAATAAAGAACTTGTCGTCTTTAAAAAAACTCTTTCCACTCTTTTGATTTCCCTTCATGTCATAATAGTACTTAAATACATTATGATGGACAAGCAGTATGTCTCCTGAAGATATTGGACCTTTGTATCCTAATGGAACTTCTATTACCTTAGCAAATCTGTTTGAAGATATATAGTCTTCTTCAGATGTACTTGTAATAACTTCTAGTCCACTGATGGTTTTTGTATTGTTGTACCTCTTATTTATTAAAGATTCAACAATAAAATAAAATGGGGATTTCATTAATAAAATATATTGTATTCAATAGAGATTGGAATAGTTTGTGTAAATTCTTTCCATAAAAGAATCTCATTTAATTCGTTTATGATGAATATTTTTATAGATTGAGTGAAATCTTCAAGTTTAATTAGATGTATTTCATATGTGTCACCTAAAACTTTTTGTCCTACAATGTAATGCATTGCACCCCCTTTATAGTCAGGTCCAACAGAAATTTTTCTTATTTCCATGTTTTAAGGATATATTCTTATTTCAAATGGTATATTTGAAAGGTTTGGCGTAGTTATTTGTGTACCGCTATCTGAAAAAATGTTTACTGTTATAATGCTATTGTTTGATCTTGATGCCGTTAAAATCCAAGGTATACTTCCTTGAGCCATGCTTGGTACAGTTATAAAAATCTTTGCGGTTATAGGAAATGCACCTGTTTTAGTTGCATTAAAAACACCATTAAATGGGTTGCTCCATTGAATATCTCCGGGGTTAACGTTAGTACCATCACCAATTGTATTTTCTAATTGAGTTACAGTAAAAACAGTATTAAAATTACTAAGTAAAACCTTATATATTGTATATGGAACTGTATTGTTAACTACATAAGGACTTACTAATGTTCCTAATCCTGTTATTGATATATTAGTTCCTGCAGTTGTTACACCGCCAACTCCATCAGCACCTGTTAAACCTTGTGGACCTTGTGGGCCTGTTGAACCGGTTGCACCGGTTGCTCCTGTTACTCCTTGAGGACCTTGAGCACCTGTTAGTCCTTGAATCCCTTGTGGACCTGTAGGTCCTTGAGCACCTGTTGCACCAATGTTTGCCAACAATGCCCAATTTGTAGTGTTTGAAGATGGATTGCCTGTACATGAAGAACAAGGTAAAATATTATAGTAAGAAGCGCCTCCAAATCCAACTGCATCATTTAGAACATATGTTCCTGAAGCAGAATAAGTTCCTTGCCAAGTCAATCCCGCAGGACCGATTGGTCCAACTGCTCCTTGAATACCTGCAACTCCTTGGACTCCTTGAGCTCCTGTTACTCCTGCTATTCCTTGAGGACCTTGTGGACCTGTTGCTCCTGTACCGCCAACACCTAAAGCCAATAAATCACTAACTAAGAAATTTTTAGTTTCATCATTTGTGGTTGTATCAGTACCAATTAACTTGTCGTTTAATGTAGGCGTTGATAAAACTGTATATGTACTTATTTTTCCCATTTTGCTTTATTGTTTTTTTGTTATTTCTCCTGTCTCAATGTTTATTACAGCATCTTCGCCGTATTTTTCCATTAGTATCTTTTCGTGCTTTGAAAATACATCCTTAATACTGTCTATGTATTTTATTAAGCTTTGCTTCTGCAACTCTAAATCACCGAGATTCATTTTTGCCTTAGAAAAATCAGTGTTCATTTCTCTAATGTTTTTTAATTCTTCTTCTGTTGCAAAAATAATGTCTTGAATATTATTGTCTTTCATTTTATTTAATTTAAGTTAGTTACAAATGTAATACTTTTTTAATAAATATTTTCCAAAGCAATGAAATTAATAACCCTACTAAAACTCCAAACCAAAATAAATTCTTTTTTGGTTGATTTTTTTTACCTTCTGCCTTAGCTTGAGACTTCTCAACTATCCTATCTTTGTATATAGTTTTAACCTTTAACTTGTACTCTATTCTCTTCTCTAGTCTAGTCTTAGGAACATAAACGGTATTGTATTTAATAATGGTGTCCTTAGTAGTAATGAACTTCTCCCACACTATTGTGTCATTTATGATAACAGGGATAGAATCTAACGTTGTAATACGAATAGTATCTCCTGTCTGTTCACATGTATAGCCTTTCTTAATGGCTTTCCTTAAATGGTACTGCGCAGAGCAACCATACAACACAAACAATAATAATAGTACTCTAAACATATTTTATTTTTTAAAAAAGTTGCTTTTTTTATCACTTCTGTTTTTAGATTGCGATTGAGGTACTGTTTTGTTTTTAGAAACATGCGCATTGTCGATACCATCGTGGTTGCCACTTGTACCATTTTTTCTATTAGTACGCTCTAAATCTCTTCGGTATTTCCTACGCTCTTCAGTGTCATGATACTTCATGTCATACTTCACCTTTTTTTTTCTCGCTTCAGGATGTTCTTGGTAATACTTCGCTGTCTTTGACTTTCCTGTCTTTGTTCCTGCTAAATCATTTCTCATTTTCCTTGCCTTGAATAAAGTTTCTTGTAATTTTTACTTGACTTCAATTGAGAAGTTTTACTTTTTGCGTGTACGTTTGTACGCTTAACTTTAGGCTTAACCTTTTTTGTTGTCTCTAGTTTTATTTTTGCCATTACTCTTTTATTTCAAAATGCATCCAATCAAAGTTCTTTTCACGACCCAAAGATATAAAACCATGCTTGTAAAATATATCTATCATTGGCTTGTATTCAGGTCTAGCAAATCTTGCAGTCTTCGATGATTCTTTGAGTAAGTTTCTTGCAGGGTCTAGGTCGATTGCTATTGCCCATGAATGCATTGACAAAGCGTTTCCACCTCTCATCTTCCTGTAGTTAAAACATCCACCAAATAAATCTATCCCTAATTCCTTAATCTTATCATATCCATAGGTAGCTAAAAGTTCATTGAATACCGCTGTGAAATTATCAGCCACTAGTTTATGACACATCATAGAATTTACCGAGCTGTCTAAGTCCCAAGCAATACGCATAGGATAAGGCAGCTTAATCTTAACTAAGTATCCTGCACCTGTTACATTAGCTGCGCCGTATTTTTTTGTTGCTTGTTGTGTTGTCATTTAATTTTATTTATGTCGTCTTTGATGTCCTTTGCTCTTGCAAACAATAACTTCATTGACTGCCATAGGTCTATACCTTTCACTACTTTGTAGTTCTCATTGATTGACATTACTTCTATACTAGCCAATACCAACGCTACTACTTTAGTGAGCATAAATGGTACACTAAAAAATGTAAGTATGATGTCATTGAGTATGAATTGGTCTATTAAAAAGAACATAATCACAGTAACTTCATAGAGTGCTAACTTACTTATAATAGACGATAATTTTCTGCTAGTAATTTTCTCCCCTAACTTTTTAGCTTTCCAAATCCCCGTAAAAGTATCAATACATATTAGTACTCCTATCATTATAAGTATACCACTTATTGGTAAAAAGAATGCAAAGCATATAGATATAAGTGTCAATAGTTCTTGTTGTATAGATATTAA